TAGTTTTAAGTGACTGCTGTATAAAGGCAAAACTACGCTCACTGGCGGTTGCTCCGTGAATGTAAATAGTTTTCATACATTATTTATTAGACTTGTTAGCTTGTCTTTGTGCCGAGGCTGCTTCAACGCTAACAGTTTATTTATACCCTACCATTTGGGCATTGTCAAGATCTTTTTTTGACTTTGTACTGCTTCCATAAGTTTGCGCAGAGTTGCAGTTTTATCTGTTGGATCTTTGTAGCCGTTTTTGCTTTGCCATTGCGTAGTGTTGTTACACTGTTTGGAGAATTCTTTGTGTAGTAGTTGATCTAGATAATCTAGATCGCTCTCGTTAAGTTGTGCTATCTTTGAGGTTACCATATTTTTTCTCCCACGCTAGATCGAAACCTTCTTTACGATAAAGCGCCTCGTGGTTTCCCCAGAGGCGCTTGAAATAACTATCTTCCATTGATTTTACTTGTTGTTCATCACCTGCCCACTCATCGGGTATTAAGTGGCCTTTGACCATCCAGTGCAACTCGTTGGCCCATTTGAACTCTTTTGCTGTCATAATGTATTTACATTGTAACAGAATTTTAACGCTAACATACTACATTTCGTTTTTGCGTTCTTGGATTTCTTTACGGCGATCTTTTGTAAGTTTGCCTAGGTCACCAAGTGCTTTACGAGCTCGTGCTGCCGCGGCCTTTACACCTTTGCCTTCGAAAGTTTCTGCTTCTGCAATGTAATTATTAAATGCCTGAACAATTTCATCGTGTAAAGTTTTATCCATTTTGTTCTCCTGTAATAATATCATAAATCTTTTTCCAGTTCCATACACAAATTGCATTACCATTATAATTTTTATTATGATCGTGATTGATTAAAATACTATTAAGTCCTACTCGTAGTCCTACATCTGCATTTTCAGGCTTATCTTCAACCCACCAGCAGGATGTATCACGGTATTCTTCAAGGACTTCGTCTTTATCTGCACCTGTATCTAAGTAAACAAACTTTTCAAATACTGTAGGTCCAAACATTTCGATTAAGTTTTTAGTACGCAAATGCTGTGCATAATAATCGTCACTGAGACTAGTAATTGCATGAAACACATAGCCGTGTTCTTCATGCAATTTACGAACATATTTGATTGCATCGCGTAGTGGAGGAAGTTTTCGGATCCAAGCACTTTCATTAAACATACGAACTAGACGTTTAGTTTCGTCTTTGCCTAATCCATACTTAATATCCATTTGATAGTTACCGGTAGCGACTACACTATATCCATGCTTGGTCATCCAACGACCGAAAGCATATTCCCAATCAAAAAGTACGCCGTCGACGTCTGTTAATATAACTTTATCTTTCATAATTGCCTCTTTGTTGCCTTAAATTCTTATTACTTCTTATAATAGCATAAAAAAAGAGACCTGTCAAGTCTCTTTTTAAATAATTAAATTGTTAAAATTTAATCGCCTACTAGTACGTCACCACTACCAGAAGCAGCTTCGCCGCATACCGCAGCTTTGTCTCCTTCATTACATACCGCTTTGTTAGCTACAAATACATTGTTAGATCCTGCTGTAATAGTTTGGGGAGTGTGCGGTGCGTCTCCGTGGCCTGCAACACCATCTCCGTCAACAATAACTAGTTTATTATTAGCATAAACTGTTGACTGGCTCGGAATTAAATCGCCACCAGCTGCATCATTATCGCGACATATACCTGGCATTATACTAAAGCAATCCCCGACGTTTGCGAAGTATATTGTTTTGCAATCTCTGTTTCTGTTTTAGATACACAAGACACGCTACTAGTACGCAAATTAAATTTACTATCAGGGCTAACACTAAACATGAATGGTGCTAGTCCTAAACCTTCTGGATTTGCAATCAAAACCATAGGTTTCTTTAGTGTATAATACGTATCATCTTCTTTTTCAAGTCGACCAATGATTTCTTCGCCCGAACTTAATTTAAAAGATACTGTGTCGCCGTCTTTGTATGGTGCTTCAATTAACATTATAATGTATGTCCTGTTCCTGTGAAATTTGTTTCTTCTACGTATTTTGTAAACTGTTCATAGCCACCAACTTTTAAACCATTTACAACGATTTGTGGGAAAGTTCGTGCTTCAGGAAACTCCTCGAGCACTTTCTCTCTTTCAAAGTCTTTGCCTAATTCTAGATATTCAAAATCTAAACCACGCTGTTCACAAAATACTTTTGTCTTTGTGCATGACGGACATGCAGGCTTTCCCCAAATGTGTATCATAAGCTAAATCCTTTAAACATGTCTTTGTCAACGTCTTGTTTAATACCACCGATTACATAACTCTCAACTTCAGTTTCTTGTGGAGCAACTTGTAGTCCTGAACTTGACAACCAGTGTGTAGTCCAAGGTAGAGGATTAGTATTAATCGGAGCATCAAAAATAGCATCTAAACCTAATGCTTTTAAACGTCTGTTAGCGATGTATTCAACATATTGATGTAACAATGTTTCATTTAAACCAATAATTGAACCATCTTTAAATAGATACTCTGCCCACGCCTTTTCTTCTGCAACACTGGCACGCCACATATCGTAAACTTCTTCTCGACACTCTTTTGCAATTTCAACCATTTCTGGATCGTCTTTGCCTTGTGCCCAGTTCTTTAATACGTGTGTACTAAGTGCTAGGTGCTGTGCTTCGTCGCGAGCAATTAGTGAAATAATCTTAGCACTACCTTCCATCATTTTAAGCTCGCCAAATGCAAATGTACATGCAAATGACACATAGAAGCGAAGTCCTTCAAGAATATTCACATTCATCATTGCGAGATATAATTTCTTTTTAACATCTCGCATACTGCCTTTACCGTTTACTGCAAACTGTTCAGCAGCTTCTGTGAATGCATCATAGTTTTTAGTAACACTAGTTGCACGTTCAATAATCTTCTCATCATCTAAAATTGTATCAAATACTTCACTTGGATCTGCATACACATTTTTCATAATGTGTGTATACGAACGTGAGTGAATAGTTTCAAAGAAGTCCCAAGTAACAATACAGCCTTCTAGCTCAGGCAGTGATACATAAGGAAGAAACGCTAAACACGGTCCACGTCCTTGTACACTATCTAACAGTGTTTGATACTTTAGGTTAGCAGTAAAGATGTGTTTTTGTTCTGGACGGAAGTTTGCGTAGTCTGCTCTATCTTTCTGCAAACTAACTTCTTCTGGACGCCAAAAGTATCCTAGCATTGTTTGATTTAGTTTATCAAATACAGGAAACTTAAACACATCATATCTTTGAGTGTTTTGATCTGCACCAAAAAACATATTCTGTTTAGTGAAGTCTACTTTGTCTTTGTTAAAAACCGTTTTAGCCATTTCTAATCTTTCCTTAATGTCTCTTTATATTATAATGGGATCGGGCCCATTTGTCAAGTCTAAATTGCACATGCTTCGCAAGCTTCTTCATCTTCTAGGTCTGCAAAGCCGTTTAACTGTTGCGGAGCTTCAACTGGCTTTTCATCTTCAATTTCACTTGGATCAGTTTTATAATCATAAGTGTTTTGGTAGTAGCTTGTTTTCCAGCCTAGTTTGTATGTCATAAGCAGATCGTTTATCATTTGACTCATTGGCACTTCATTGTCCGGATAATGGGTTGGGTTATAACTCCAGTTACCGCTGATAGCTTGATCAAAGAACTTTTGCATTACCGCGACAACGTTGATGTAACCTTCGTTGCTAGGCATGTCCCACAACAGTGTGTAGGAGTTCTTAAGGCTTTGATATTGTGGGACAATCTGCTTAAGAGGTCCTTTCTTTGATTTTTTAACGGACAAGTAGCCTCTAGGTGGCTCAATTCCGTTTGTTGCGTTCGACACAACGGAACTGCTCTCTGATGGCATTTGTGCGGACAGAGTTGAGTGCCTGAGGCCGTGTTCTTTGATATCGTGTCGTAAAATATCCCAATCATAGTTTAACTCATTTGCTACTACTGCGTCAACATCCTTTTTGTAAGTGTCAATTGGTAGGATGCCGTCTGAGTATTTAGTACGGTTAAAGTACTCACACGCACCACGCTCTTGTGCAAGTGTGTTGCTTGCTTTTAGTAAGTAGTACTGGAACGCTTCTGTCAAGTCGTGTACTAATTTCCATGCTTGTGGATCACTATAACGTGCCTTGTTACGAGCAAGATAATGCGCTAGTCCAATATAGCCTACACCCAATGAACGACGAGCTTTAGTTGAAATCTCAGCTGCCTTGATTGGATAGCGTTGATAGTCAATAATTTCTTCTAGCGCACGAACAGCAAGATCACATAGTTCTTCTAGATCGTCTAGTGATTTAATTGTGCCTACATTAATAGCACTTAAAATACAAAGAGCAATTTCTCCTTCTGGATCATCGATATGTTGTAGCGGCTTTGTAGGTAATGTAATCTCTTGACACAGATTACTCATATAAACTGTGTCCTTAAACGAGCTGTGCGTATTAGCATGATCTACATTCATAATATAGATACGACCGGTTTCAGCACGTTCTTTGATTAGGTCGCTGAACAATTCCATTGCAGAGATTTTCTTTTTCTTAATGCTTGTCTTACGCTCGTACATTTCGTACAGTTCTTTAAACTTGTCTGCATCGCCATAGAACGCTTCATACAATCCAGGTACATCATGTGGAGAGAAAAGAGTAATATCTCCTTGAGATAGAAGTCGCTCATACATAATCTTGTTCAACTGAATTGAATAGTCTAGCTTACGCACACGGTTGTCTTCTGTGCCCTTGTTGTTCTTTA